ACGAATCACTTATGCAGCCGGTTAAACCGTGGGAGCAACAATTCAGAAAATGAAAATAACAGATAGCAAGATTGTCGATTGGTTGGAAACGAACGTGGGCAACATTCTAATTCACAGATCATACGACCCGCCATTGTCTTACTTTGGCACGTGCAATGTGCCGCCGGCTCGGACAACGTATCAACGCGTTGTGCGCAAGGGATTAGCCGGCCAGAACATTTATTCAGAGAGAGAATACACGTCGATTCGCGAAATGGCGGCCGACGCATTGAAAGGAAAGCAGTAGAAATGCCAGTCCAATTAGTTAATACACGCGGTCATTATCCAGCGGGTTATCCGCGCGGGGGCGGGCCTGGGGGCGCGCCGTCATACGATCCGCGCACACTTGAACAAGCAACCGACGTGCTGACAGAGGATCAAATGCAGACGTTCAAAACCGCGGTGCAAGATGCGCAGAGCACGAGCGGTGCCAGTGATTATTTTCAGCGCAACACGTGTGCGCGGGATTGGTGGTATGCGCGCTGGCCGTTGCAAACCGTGGACGGTCGCAAGTGGAACGATCCTAACGACCCAAGCTATCGGCCCTGGCCCTGGCCCGGCGCGAGCGATACACGCGTGCGCACGGTCGAACGGACGATTAACGAGCATCGCACATTGCACACTTACGCGATGCGAAATTGGAAATGGCAAGCGCAATCGAACCGGCCGGCGGCGACGATCCAGGAAAGCCAGCAAGCGACAACGCTCTTAAACTGGATGCTCTTTACGCATAACCAGGCGGAAATGCACCGCGAATCGCGACTGGCGATCTCGTGGCGGAATGGTTACGGCGCTTGCATCATCGATGCTTCGTGGAAACAGACGCGCCGACTTGATTACATAGACGTGAACGTGGCGGGCTTGCAGGAATTTATTAACGAGCCGGCAGTCGCGAGTTTCCTAACGAGTGGCGTGGACATACCAATCGGGGAAAATCTTAACATCACCGATTTACAACAAATGATTCTCGATCCAGCGTATGCCGACGACCTGGCGGTGTTACTGCAATCGGTGTCGCACGGTTTACTTTCGGTGAGAGAAGCGCGAGCGAAGCTGGACGATCTTCGGCAGATTCGCACGGTGCAAATACCGATTCCGAACATCTACGAATCGCGTCCGCAAATCACGGCGCTTCGGCCAATGGTGGATTGTTTCTTTCCGCCGGCTGCGGGCGACCTGCAAATCGAGCCGTGGTATGACCGGGTAGAATTTGTAAGCGAAACGACGTTGCGCGACCGCATCGAGACGGCGGGTTATAGCCCGGCGTTTGTAGCTGAGGCGTTAGAGCGCCGCGGGCCAAGCTCCAATAACGATTGGCGGACAATCGCAAACCTCGAACGCTCGAATATCACCGATGTTAGCCCTAGCACGATAGAGAACAACGTCGAGCTGCATCACTTTTACACACTGGCGCAGGATCGCGGTGTGCCGATCCGGTTCTGCACGGTTTTACACATGGACGTTGAAATCGCGGCCAAACATGAGCCGGCGGGCTACGATCACGGCGAAGCGACGCTACACCCGATGCGCTTCGAGATTGACGACCGACCGATTTTATCGAGCCGCGGCATCGCAGAGATCGCTTACACCTGGGAACAGGAATTAAAGGCGCAATACGACGCGCAGAGCGATCGCACGGCGCTTTCGTTGCGTCCGCCGCTGATGACGACCTATGACCAGGTGCAGAAAATGAAGGAATCGCTGCAACCTGGGCTCGTTTTCCCGATGCGGCGCTTCGATGAAGCGGAATTTATGAAGCTGCCGCCGTGGGATCAGGTCTCGATCCTCGTTATCCAGGAAGTTGAAAAGCGCGTGCGCGATCACTTCGGGATTTTCGGTATCGATGTCGATCCAGACCTAAAGAAATTGCGTCGCGAAGAATTGGTAGGCGATTTCGTGCTGGAATGGAAGCCAATCGCGTCGCAAGTGATGAAACTGGCGCGCCAGCTATTGCCGGATGCCGATGTCGCGGCCGTGGTAGGGCCGTTAATGCGGCCGTTTCATATTACGCGCCGGGAAATACAGGGCGAATTTGAGCTGAGCGGCACAGTGGACTTGCGCAACATAGACAGCGATTTCTTGAAAGAGAAACTTGGGTTCATGGCGCAACTTGCGCAGCTCGATACGATGGGGATACTGGATCGCGCGGGCCTGATTAAAGCCGGCGCGGAAGCAATCGACTATTCGCTTGCTGAATCGGTGGTCTCGAAGAATCCGCAAGTGGCGACGCAAGCGGAAGTGCAGGACGAGCAGCGGGCAATCGATTTGATTATTGGCTCCGGCCAGGATCAGCCGTTACCGCAAGGCGCGAATTACCAGCTCCGATCACAGACGTTGCAAGCGAAGATGCAAAGCATCACGCAAAATCCGGCGACAACGCGGATCATCCAGCAAAACCCGGAGATACTGAAAGTGCTGATGAATCGGCAGATGTTTTTCGAGCGTCAGCTACAGCAACAACAAAACGCGCAGATTGGCCGGATGCAGGTAAGTAAGACGTTTAGCAACGATGCGCCGGCGGCGGCAGCGCCGGCGGGCGGCGGTGGGATGGGGGGCTATTGATAAATGGAATGGATTTGCCCGATATGCGATCACACGAACACGGCACCGCGCGAGAGTGAAATTGTGAAGTGCGCGGAATGTTTGCGGTCGTTTCAACTGGAGCCTAACGAGATATATGATTCGGGATTGGTTTAATCAACGCGTGAGGCAACAGCGATCGAAGTTGCCTCAGCCGCGCGAGCAAATCGATTACACCGGAGCGCTTGCGGTGCCGGAAACAGAAGCCTGGTGGCGTGCGGTGCATCAGATCATCGATCAAGCGGAACTGGAATCGATACAGGCGGCGCGCCTGGTGCATACCGGGCCGAACACGAACGCTACCGTCGCCGCGGTGGGAGCGAGCGAAGGCTGCGATTTAATCAGGACAAAACTTAATCAGGCGCGGCAATACGCGCTTACACACGTTAGGAGTTACAATGCCAGCAAAGAGTAAAGCACAACAACGGTTAATGGCGGCTTGCGAGCACGGCGCGGATTACGAGAGTTGCCCGAAGGGAATGACGAAAGCGCAGATGCGCGACTTCGCCAAAACCAGCACGAAAGGTCTGCCGGAGCACGTCGATCAGCACAAGGCGCACGCGAATCGTAACGCGGCGAAGCGGTGATGGCGGAAGCCACAGCTTGTCATCCTAACAAACCGCGCACGGTGTATTGCCGGCGTCGTCATCTGATGCAATGGACGGGCTGGAGCGATTGGGAGATTGACGAATACGTGCGCAGCGGGCTCCTGCGAGTGCGCGACTGTCCGCGGAAATGTCGGCGGCTTTTCTTCGTGGCGAGTGCTCAGAAAATTATCGATAGTGGACAGTGAAGATGAGGCGAGCGATTTTCAGCTCGCGGGATTAAAGAACGACGGTTGGGGATTACATCACCGCCAGCAATTCGTTAGGCAATTAGACGCGGTGCAAGCGCGGATCGATGAATTAAAATTCGGGCCTGCCAGGCTGTGTTGCTTCCAACGGCACTACGGGCCGCAATGTCCAGACGGCAAAGTGATGTGCTGTTTGTGTTTCAATCGATTCGATGTGAGCGAGCTTCACATTACTGGAGATGGAAGGCCGGAAGATGTCTGTAAAGCGTGCGCGTCGGCAGAAATGGAGCATTGTCCCATCGGCGGCGCGTAGGGCAGGTTCGTTTTACGATATTTTCGAGTTTTTCGGAGTGACGCGATTTGGGCGTTGCGTGTGTCGGTAAGCGTCGGTAAACGTCGGTTTACATGAGGCGCTTCCTGGGTTCCACCGGCCAGTATCGAGACGATGCGGCGACAGTGAATCCTTGTTTCCACTTGGGAGGATTATTCCATGCCTAAGCCTTCTACGGCAGGTGAAAGCTCGCACACCGAACAAACTGCGAACACTCAGCGCGCAAACGCTGATAACCAACAGACGACGACGCAACCTCGCGCGGAGGATTCATCGAACCTGATGAGTTACCTGGATATTCCCGCCGATGTCCAAAGCCAGCTTGAAACGAAATTCATCGCACCGATGGAAGGCGATTTGCCGGCGGCGGATCATTCGGCCGGGAACGAAGCTGAACGTCAAACGCCCAACGTCGAACCGGGAATTACCACTAATGAACAGCGCGAAGGCGCGCTGGCTCCAGAGGCGATTTTAGAGGATGACGAGGGGGATGATGACGAGGACGATGTTACGGGACAGAATAACGAAACATTGCCCGAAGATCAGCAACAGCAACAGCAACAGGCGAGACCCGATAAGCGCGAAAAGCGGATCAAGAAGCTAACCCGCCAAAAATTTGAGGCAGAGCGACAAGTCGATCACTTACTCCAGGTCACATCCGAGCTAAAAGGCCGGCTGGAGAAGGTGGAAGGCAAGTCGAACGGAAACAGGGCAAACGCTGTGCCTTCAAGTAGCGGCTGGCTCCCGAACATCACCGACGAACAACAGCTTAACAAGGAAGTCGCCCAGGCGCGTAACCTTATCAAATTCTGCACGGCAAACGCCAAAGGGATAGTGCAGAACGAAGGCACGCCGCAGGAGAAATTCATCACAGCCGACGAGGTTGCAGGGTGGAAATCCGAGGCAGAGCTGGTGTTACTTGGCTCCGAACCGAGGCGGCGTGAGCTGCGCGAGTTTACCAATGCGCGCACGCAATACGATACGCTGGCGCAACGGGCCTGGCCGGAATTGTTCGATGAGCGGACGGAAGATTACCAGGTAGGGCAAACGCTTCTCCAGAATAACCCGGAGCTTGAAGGGCGCGCAGACAAACATTACGCGCTAGGCTTGTTACTCGAAGGCGTGCGCTCGCTTCATAGCCGCGTGCAAGCCGCAGCTCAGCAAGTTGCCAACGGCAACGGCAACGGGAATGGGAACGGCCAGCGCCGTGACATTGATCCGCGAGCTTTTGCACCGCGTGTGCCACTGGCACCACACACGGCCGAGACTCCTACTCGCGAGGTTGTGCCGTCGTCATCGAAAGAATTGAATGATGCCATGATGCAGCTTGTATCCGATCCCGACGGCAGCGTTGGCTCGCTCGCGAACGCTCTTTCAGCTATGGATAAGCTGGATAGAACGCGGGCCGGCAGTCGCACGCCGGTAAGGGTATAGCTGTTTCCCTGGCATAACAGGAAAAGGAACAGAACTTGCCAGCTTTACTAGAACCCGCGCTGGTTGGGAAACGCCAGGACTTGCAGGACATGATCTATGTCGCAGACCGCAAGACAACTCCCGGTATCTCCGCGATCCGCAAGGGAAAACGACTCGTCAATATGCTCTACGATTTCATCGTTAAGAGCTACGGCGCGCGTAAAAAGGGCGGTGTGCCCGACGGCCAGGACGTAAACGCGTTCGACGCGCAAAGTCCGAAACGTCAACTTCAAGCGCGCGGCGAAGTATTCCGCAGAGCGCCAATGGTGGGCTTTATCGCGCAAGCGATGAGCGAAGCCGGCGGCGTCGCGGGCTCGCCCAACTTGTTCAACGAATCGAAAGCCGATCAGATGGTCGAGCACAAACGCGACATCGAAAAGGAATTGTGGTCTAATCAAGACTCACGACCCGACGATGGCCTGAATGGCTCACAAATGCGCGGTATCGGACGTTGGATTTACGACGGCGCAGCCACACTCACACTCGATCCGGCTGATTTGTCGCCGACGAGCGGTTATTACGAATTGCCGGTGCCCGCCGATGTGCGGACGCCTAGCAACCAAATATACACCGGCTCGATCTCCGCGATGACCCAGGCGCAATTCGAGGCAATCATCCAGGCGAAATACGAAAACACCGGAGCGAGCAGCGATCTCCGTGGCTTCGTAACGCCGATCATCAAGAACCGCATAGGTTTCTTCTCACGTTATCAACCTGACGTGAGCGGTTATACCAGCCGCGTGTTTATTTCCAGCGGGCAGCTAGTGGGCAACACGCTCTTTGGCGCTACGGTGGATGTTTACAAAAGCGATTGGGGAACCTTCGAGCTGTTTCCGGTGCTGACGGATTTTATGCCGACAGCTTACACCGGCTACTTCCTCGATATGGCGCATCCGAGACTTCGGAGTGCGGGAACCTTCGAGAACAAAAACCTGCCTGATCTTGGCGGTGGGCCGCGCGGCCTGATTCAATCGATCCTATCGATTCACCCAGGCGACCCGCGCGCTCACGCTAAAATCGCCGGCTCAGCGTAACCAAAGGAGACCCAACCAATGCAAGTAAGAACATTATCAACCAATGAGCGGGCGGAAGCTCCAGGTTACACGCACGTCGCGATTATCACGGCGGACGATCTCACACAGGCGACCGCTAACACGGCGCAAACGATCACGTTGCTGGCTCTAAAGGCCGGCGACCAAATCATGCGCGTGTTGTGGCATCTGATCCGGGCGTTTGAGAACACGGCGGATGCAGCGTTTAACTCCGATACCGTGTCGGTAGGCGACACGGCCGCGGTGACAACGCACCTGGCGGCGGCGGAAGCCAACGTAAACGGAACGGAAATCATCTACCGAACGGGTAACACGGTCGTGTTATACACGGCTGCGGACATCCTGACGGTGACGTTCAATTCGATGGCGGCTAAATCGCTGGTGAACCTCAATCGCGGTGAATTGCGGCTGTTCTTTGCCCTGGCACGCGTCAAAAACGTGTCGGACGCAATGCCATCCACGCAAATCGCCAAGACCTAACGCTTAACCCAATAACGCACATGAATGGGACAGCTCCGGCGCTTCAATGCCCGGAGCTTGTCTTTTGAAAGGCAGAAAAATCACAATGGCTAAGAAGAAAGCAGCTAAGAATAAAGCCGAACCGTGGCGGCACAAGGTCGTTCACGGCAAAGCGCATCCCGATAACAACCCGCCACTCCAGATCGTCGCCAAAGCGAGCGACGAAGCTGTGCAACGCGAGGAACAATCGGCCGATGCGGTGCGCCAGAAGGAAATCAAGCCCGATTGGGCGGCGATGCCAGGCGGACAGCCGGCAGACCCAGGCAAGCCCGCGGCGGATCAGAAGCCGAAGGTAAAGAAAGCCGCTACCACGAAAGCGACTACGACAACCAGCTCGCCCGCGGCAGATACGAACAGCGCGGCGAACAAAATAGGGAAGTAAAAACAACTCGTGCCAACGACTACGCCGGCGATGGGAGCGCGACTGAGGAAGTTTGGGGCGCAACTCTTTAACATCCTTGTCCGTAAACCCACGCCGGCGTTGCCAACTTCGGGCGATCCGGTGGTTGATTTCATGTTGGAAGCCGGGCCGCGTGCGTTTACGCCGGAGCTGGCGAGTAAAGAGGTTCGCTTTGCCATAGCTAAGACGCAATCCTGGGGCGCTTACCGCGAGGCGCTAATGCACCTGGCGCAAAACCAGGTAGCGATAATGCACGCGCAGATTCGACAGGTTGGGCGCGAGAATCGGCGCATCGAACACAAAGCCACATCGAGCCACATTCCGCATTGCCGTATTCCCTGTCTTGTATGGGAATTTTTTGAATCGATCTACGGCGAAGGTTGCTGGAAAGACAACGATTTCATGGAGGATTTTTTGAAGCATCACCCGGAGTGTCGGATCAGGGTGAAACGCGGGATACGAGGCCAGGAATACCTCAGACCGGCATAAGGAAGAAAAGCAAAAATGAAAGTATTAAGAAACCATCACCGTTACGAGCTGGATAATTTCGACGGCGGCGAGCCACAAATCATCCAATTCATCGAGAAGGAACCCAAACAGGGCGGCGCGCCCGGCGAGCTACAAACCATCAATAATGGCACGACAAACGAGGAAGTGCTGCGGGTATTGATTGATAGATTGAAAGGGATGGGAGCGAAATTCCCATCCAGAGAAAATTCCATCGCAATCACCAAGCTAGATGAGGCGTTGCTCTGGCTGGAAAAGAGGACGGCTGATCGAAAAGCCCGCGGTGTAGAAGGGAAAGCATTAGCGTGAAGAAGATTATTTGCTTCTTACTCTGTTTGGCGACGAGTGTGTTTGCTGGCAATGATTATGTTACTAACGACGCGACACATCCGGTGCCGGTTACGGCGGTCGGTGTTGCTGGCGGCAGCTCAGTGTCGGCTCCCGGCGCGACGCCTTCGCCTTCCCCGGCGCTGGCCCAGGTAGTGCAAGGGATTTCCGGCGGCACCGCGGTAACGGTGGCCGGCGCTGCGAGCGGTTTGATTGTCACGGACAGACCGATCGTGGCGGGTGCGCCAATCACAGCAAACTATTTCGCGGCGCACATCACGACGAACACGACAACCAATGTCACAGCTTCGAGCGCCTACATCAGCTCGCTTGTTATCACTTGCACGGCCGCGGGCACTACGGAAATCGTGAAGGTGCAGAACAAGGAAGGGACGCCAAAAGTGCTTTATCAAAGCGGCACACTGGCCGTCGGCACGCTGACAACGCCTAGCATTTCTACGCCGCCGCTACTGATGACGAGCGGCATTGATATTGTAACGTCGGGCTCAGGCGCGGCGACGGTGGACGTGTTTATTACCTACTGGCAATAATGCGCCGTGATAACGAAGAAACAGCCGAAGATTAGGATCAACACGACCGGCACGAAAACGCCGTGTAGCGTTTCGTGTTATCTTAGTCAGATCGTTTTCTTCGTGAGCAACGCCGGCACGAGCTGGACGTTTCAGATCCGCGATAAAGCCGCTACGCCTTCGATTTTGTTATCCGGCACGCTGGCGCTTCCCGGTGATGGGTTGCCAGTAAAAGTGCATTTCGATGAATCTTTGTATATGGATGCCGGCATAGACATAGTTACCGCGGGCACGCCTGGTGTAGTGGACGTGTGGCTAACATACGGATTACAAGCATGAGGCTGGTTAGCTTCCAATCTGTTTACGAATCGGTAGTGCGCCGGCATGGGCTTAACCCGCTCGATGGCACGGTAACGCGAGATACGGCAACGCAGATCACAGAGAAGATCAACGACCGGGTAAAGATCGGTTGGGAAATGTGGGATTGGCCGGAGCTGGCCGTCACCGAGGAACGCGCTTTTCGGACGGTTTGGAATGATTCGCGCCAGTTTTTCCGCGTGGGCGCGGATGATAACAGGCCGGATGAGCTTTACTACATTCCTTCGGGCAAATACTACCGCGTAAAAGCGGACGCTCCTAGCGATCCGCCGATAGCAACGCTACCCACGGACACAACTTATTTCGAGGAAATGGACGCGGCTGAGCCGTTCGTGTCGCGGGATCAAAGCTGCCGGCACACAATAGGCCAGGTGCTCGGAGTGTATAAAACCGATCCGAGCTTGAATACCTACGGCGGCATCGATCTTTGTCTGCCGTATCGCCCAAGCGAACGCGGCATCCGCGTGTTATCCGGTTACGGTGCGACGGTGTTCGTGTGGTTTCTACTGCCGCCGGCGCAGTTTTCGATGAGGATATGGCTGGCTGGCAAAAGCTACACCGAACGCGACCGCGTGTTATACAGCGTGGACGGCAACTGTTACCGTTGCATTTCGGCGACCAGCTCGGCGTTGCCGACTGACGCCGATCATTGGGTAATGGAGCTGATGCCCGATACGCTGGCGACCTATGTGCGGCCCGGCGCGTATGCGGATTGCTTGCGCGACACGATTTTTAACGGTGTGGATGACGCTACCCGCAGCGCCAGGATGAGCCTTGCCGACGGGGAAGCTACCAGCGCGATCCAACGCGAGATAGACAAGCTGATCGCGCAAGGGCAAAAGCATTTCTATGGCGGCAACGCCTGGCGCAAAGCAAGCGGCAACGGGCTGTGGGCTTCGCAGCCGTGGGGCGGCGACCGGGTGCGACTGCTTACAGACGTATGCGAAAACGAATGGATATACCCGACAGAAATACAAGTGCAGGTCGATCGGAGAGTCCAAATCGAGAGCATAATAAGCGGTGTAACACCGATTACCGAAGGCCAGGACTACATCGACGTTAATTTTGGCACGGAACAACCTAACGCAGACTGGACGTTACTTGAAACGTCGGTGGTAAACATCGTGGACGCTACGCCGGTAAACATTTGGAGAGGCGTAGTAACAAGTAAGACGACAACCGGATTCAGATTGCAATTAAACGGTGTCGCCGACAGCGGAAATTATGAGCTGCATTGGGCGATTGAAGGCGCGACGGGTTATTTCCTAAGCGGCCCGGTAAGCGGGGCGAAAGGCGCGGCTTCGGCGCAATTCTCGGTATCTCTGCCGGCGGATTCTGCAATCGTAGGATCAGTAATCGTTACACCGCACGACGGCGGCGCGGGCGGAACGTTTACACCAAGCACGCTTGCTCTTACAACAGCCGCGCCGGTAGCGACCTTCACTTATACGCCGTCCACGTATGGCAACCGAACGATCAGTGTTACGAACAACATTGGTTTGATAAATCCCGCTGGTCGCTCCTATGTGTCGGTTGCTACAGCTTATACTTTAACGGGGCCATCAACGGGCGGCACCGGAACGCCATCAACGGATTTCACGGTAGCATTACCGGCGGGCGGTGCGGTCGCGGGCTCAGTAATCGTGACGCCGGATGACGGCGGCGACGGCGGAACGTTCACGCCAGCAACAGTGACGCTTACGACAGGTTCGCCATCCAGGACGTTCACATACACACCGGCAACGTCAGGCGCAAAGACAATCAGCGTAACGAACGATGGCGGACTAACTAATCCGGCTCCGATCACATACACGGCCAGCAACGTGCATCTGCTTAACACGCTTGAATCGTATTGGAAACTGGATGAGGCAAGTGGCAATCGGGCGGACGTGCATGGATCAAACACACTAACAGATGTCAACAGCGTCGGTAGCGCGACGGGCAAGATAAGTAACGCGGCAGTATTTGTTTCCGCCAGTAGCAAGGCGTTGACGCACGCTGATAACGCTTCGCTTCGTGTATCGGGAGATTTCACGTTCTCATTTTGGGTGAAGCTGACCGCGCAACCGTCAGTGACATACATTTTAGCTAAAGCGGGAGCGCCAGCGGACGATTATCAATTTACGTATGATCCTGGCTCTGCCGGATTTCAATTTTCGTTAGGCGGCGCGGCGGTCTCAAGTGATATTGCCATACAGGGATCGCTAACGGCTAACGGGGTGTGGGTGCATTTAGTGGGTTGGTATGATTCAGGCGACGGGCAAGTGTATCTGAGGATCAACGATACGACGACGGTTGCCAGCACGACTTCGCCCGCTCCATCGCAACACGCGTCTCTGTTTTTCATCGGTGGCGGTAACACGTTATTCTCCGATTCAACGATTGACGAGGTAGGTTTCTGGAAACGGAAACTTAACTCCGAAGAAATCACCGCGCTCAACAACAGTGGCAACGCATTGGCATACGGATCGTTCACAGTATGAGAACGCCGCTAAGAAATGCTTTTCTGCAAGGTGATCTGGATGCGAACGGTCATACGATTATAGGATTCGGAGCCGTAGCCAGGTATTTCGACGTGAAAAGCTACGGCGCGTTAGGCGATGGAGCGACCGATGACACGACCGCGATACAAGCGGCGCTCGCGGCGATCCCGGCAACAGGCGGCGTCCTGTATTTCCCATCGGGCTACTACATCTACACGGGGGCGACGTTGGCGCTTGATAAGCCCGTCACCGTGATGGGTGACGGCGGCGCGATTGGCGGGCTCTCGCTGCTTCTGACAATGGCCGACATCACGCCGGCAATTTCAACGATTGACTTTAACAGCGGCACAGCGTCGCTTTTCGAGGTCACATCGGACGGGTGCATATTTAAGGACATCGAATTTCTCAATTCGCATGGCACCGATCCGACTTCGGGTGCGGCGGTGTTGGTAACTAATCACGGCGATTTCACTCAATTCAGGAATATCACGGTCAGCGGGTTTTACAGAAACATCAATGTGCAGCAAGGCGCGTCGATACTTTGGGATGGCTGCATTATTATCGATCCGGTTCTCGAAGGGGTGCGCGTTGATAACACGTTGAACGGCGACCTGGGCGATCATTGCATCAGTAATTGCTGGTTCTTCGGTGGCCCAAGTAATCCGTCCGCCGCGTTAACCGGAATGTTGGAAGGAATGAAGGTCATAAATACCAAGTTCAATGCGGGACTTGGCGGTGTGTATGTGGATATGATTAGCGTCGTATCAGCGGGTGCGACTGGCGACCTTTTCATTGCCAACTGCGGATTTGAAAACTTTACCGGAACCGCGATCAAAGGCCGGCAATCGGGCGGGGCGTATAACAACGTGCTGATAGTAGGTTGTCAGATTGCGCCGATACTTGGCGGCCAGATTGGGATTGATCTGAACGGTGATTTCCGCAACGTGATTTTGACCGGAAATTGGGGTTTAACAGGTTCCTCGCCGCAGCCTTTCATCACCTTAACCGGATGCGGCAACGTGGTTGTGGTAGGCAATTCAGCCGTGGGTTATTCCGCAATACTCACCACGAGTGGTTGCACATTCGCTACTCCTATCGGCAGCGTGCCAGCCGGCGGAACGACCGGGCAATCGCTCAAGAAACTTTCTAATTCCGATTATGACGTTGGTTGGGTGTAAAACGGAAAATGAATGAATTATCACCTATTTCAAGTTATCGGTCTTGTTGCTTATCTAACTATGATGGGAGCCTCAATGCTCGTGAGTGACGTGCTGGAAATGGCCGGGAAAGCTGGCACGCTTCCCATGCAAGTGATAATGCTGGCCGCGATTATCGCGCTTGGGTTTGTGTTAAAGGCGTTATATCGCGAGAATCAAACCGCAATCGAAGCCCTCGTCACTAGACTGGATAAGAAAGAGGAATCGATGACAAAGGAGCGCATCGATCGAATCGGTATGTTAATGGGTCTTATTCGTGATGACGTGGCAGTAAAACAAGCAATAGCCGATTCGCAGCGGCAATTTGCAGTCGCTATCGATAAGAACACGGAAGCACTCGATGAGTTGAAGGACGTTATCAAGGACAGAGCGCTTCCGGCAGCAATCGAGGAATTGAAAAGCGTGATTCAAACGAAGTTAATAAAATGAACGATGAGAAGGATTATTCTGTTTTGTTTGTTATTGGTGCAAGCTGGCAGCTTGCCCGCCACGTCCGTCCGGGAAAGCGCGATGAGAACAGTTAATTTTCGCGATGACGTGTTGTGGGCGGTGGCGCGGAAGATGCGCATCGATCCGGCTACAAATCTTTTGCCGGATCAAGCCCAGGAATACGCGAACTCGATTAACGCATGGGTGCGCAGGACATGGGACGCGCAGGATTGGCAGGAATGGACTGAGCTACGCGCGTTTACGCCTAACGCGAGCACGCACATGATCGATTGGGAAGCTGTGCCGGCTGAGTTTGTAGGGCACACTAACAGCGACGCGGCGAAGATTGGGAAGGTGTTGCACGTGTATCTACTCGATCCGCGAACGACAGCTTTCCCGGCGGACATTCTGTTTAGCGAAACGAGCACCGGGATTTTTGTAGGGACTGAGCACGGTGCGACGGTGTTCGTAAAGTTTATCCCGCGTTGCCCGGTGTTCACGGCGGATGAATGGACTGCCGGCCGGGTTTACCAAAAAGGCGAGCTGGCCTATTCGCCGCGCTCCGGCGAATGTTACAAAAGCAAATCGGTCGGGAACCGCGGGCACGATCCGTCGGTTTTCTTCTCGCTGCCACCGATCCCGGTCGTGTTACCACCGCCGCGGCCAGCGCCTACGGTGGAAGTAACACAAGCGTGGACGCCGGATAATCCTGGGATGCCAGAGAGAAACCAAACATCAGTGATAAGTTTCGTCCAAACAGATAACGGAATGGATATACCTGATCCGGTGCCAGATGGACACGAGTTTTATGTGGATGTGTGGGACGGCCCTAATGAATCGTTCGCTACATTCTTGGGGGATGCAGACTACCTAACGTCTGGAGCAACACCATTATTCTCGATAATTCCAGCTTTAGTGACATTACTACAGGCCGAACCATTGCTTAGTGCGTTCACGATTACGGGAGACGTGACTGCAAAAACAATCACGTTAGAAGGGCCGCAGCCATTTTATCTAATTCATGGAACGTTCATTCTTCCCGGAATCGGTAATTTAAGGTATCTAAAGCGCACTCAAGTCGAAGCATACATACCTACGCTTTCAGCGGCATCCGGCCAACCGCAAATCACCCGCCTAACAATCAACGACGCTACCACCTATCCAGGCTCGACGTATTCGCTCACTGTGACCGGCTCCGATGGTGTAGAGCATACCGTGTCTTACGCCAGCAATTTGTATGATAACTCCGCGCAGATTTTACAGGGGTTAATCCTGGCGATGGAAGCGTCCACGGACACGTTTTGGGAAGCGGTGCAACTGGCGTTCGATCCCGATGCGCTCACACTGGATATTTCCATTAGAGACGTTGCCAGTGTGCAACCGGACGCGCCCGCGCCGCCGGCTGGCGGTGCCTGGTGGGAGCTGGTGCCGTTTCCGTTTGCCCTGGTAGATCAAGTTGTGCGCGGAGTGTATGCCGATTCACTCAAGGGCGAAGGGCAAGCGGATAAAGCGGCGGGCGAAGAACAAGCTGTGCCGATTGAATCGCAAGTGCGCAGCCGCGCTTCGCTGGCTACAGGCTCGGACACGCTTACGGATCAGATAATGCCGGCCGGGAGATACAAATGAACGTGCGCTTACTACGCGGGCTCATCATCGGTTACGACGCAATCGGGATCAATGATTTCGAGGCATTAGCGGTCGGCGCGGTAACAGATTTAACAGTGGGCGTCACGCTCACCGGCGGATGCGTGTGGGATGAAACGGCGATATGGCAACGGTAAGAGAAAGATTTGAATCCAAGTTTTTCGCTCATCCAATAAGCGACTGTTGGTTATGGATGGCGGCAATGAGTGGAAAGCAACCGTTTTTTAGTTGCAACGGCAAACCGCAGCTCGCATACCGAGTTAGCTGGCTTCTGTATCGAGGCGAAATCCCTGACGGAATGGATTTGTGCCATCGTTGCGATACGCCCTCATGCGTTAATCCTAGCCATCTCTTTGCCGGAACAGCTAAGGACAATATGGCCGATGCGGATAATAAAGGAAGAATCGCATGGGGCCGTCGCTTGCCGCAAACTAGGTTGAACGAGAAACAAGTCATAGAGATCAGGGAATCACACGATAATCAATGCGATCTAGCGAGTCGATTCGGTGTATCCCAATCGCATATTTCCAGGATTAAAACCGGTGCGCGCGGAACACGAAAGAGGGTATCGTGGCCGTCGTAATTAACAAAGGTGGCACCGATAAAACGGTGATTGCCGGCATCCGCGAGTATATCGCGCAGCCGTTCCAAGCGCCTGACTGGCTGGATTTGCGCATAGGCTGGTTGCTTAGCTTGACCGGCGGCACGGCCGACGACGATCCTACTGCGGTAGTGGCGGAAGAAATCGGGCCGTCGCCACTGAACGGGATAGATCGCGCGTCAATCGGCCTAACAGATCGCGCGACGGGCACAATTTTCCTGGGATTCACTACACGCGGTTCGCAGAGCCGGCCGGATACCGCTGGCACGAGCAAGCTGGTTTCGAGCGATATAGGTGTCGGCACGACTAATGCCTGGTTTTGGCGTCCCGTTAATGGAGCGGACACGTTTAACCGTTTCGGGCTGCAAATTACGGATCAAGACACGGTGCGCGCTCTCGGCAGCGACGGATCGCAGATTCATTTCCCGCAGGACGTGGCGAACGCCGGCGGTTACGCGGTGCTGTTATCGTTGCGGTTGACCAGGGATAACACCAGCACGCGCGGGAAGATCATCACGCTGACGACCAAGAAAACGGTGGGCGGACATTCGGGCGACGTGCTGTTTACTAATGCGCCGACGGAAACGTTGCTCCAAACAAATCTGCAATCTTTTCCGGCTACGGTGCAGCAACTAGGGCCGGTAGAGCTGTCAAAGGTGCCGGATACAATTTTTCTTTACTGGCCATTCCGGGATTCACGGCTGCGAATACACGCGATGGGGATTGTGAAAGCAGCATAAATGGATACGAGCAACACAACAGACTTACTCTCGCGGCAGCTAGAGAAATCTCCCGGCGATAGCAAGAAATGGCAGATGACGAAGGTTGGGCTCATAGGGATAGCGGCCTTCACTGTGCTCGGCTCGGCTTTATTATTCTTAAAACCCGAAGTGGCGCAACACGCGGTCACACTTATTAGCCTGGCAACTGGAGCCTGGACAGTTACCACCGGCGCATACGTCGGCGCGCAAGCCGCCGTGGATGCCAAGACAACAGGCGCACTACAAGCAATGAACGAAAACAAATGAAACGACGATTACTAAGGTTCGTGCCCTACCTGATACTGGCGGGGTGCGCACAGACACCGATAACCGCGCCGTCAACCAAGCCGTTACAGGAAGATTTGGGGCGTGCGCAAACGCATATCACTGAGTCGCGGACACTGGCGCAACGGATTCACGATAAGGACGTGCTAATCGACAGATGGAACGCAACACACAAACAATGAAAACCACATTACCAATCCTTGCCGCGCTAGGTATCGGAGCGATCATTATCACATTTTGCACGTTGGAAGCGCACGGCGCAAAGCCGTCGCCTACTCCGACAGCGTTCGACGTGAGCGCCGTCGATATGTCGAAGATCAGTGAAGCGGACATTCAAGCGACGATTGCGCATCGAAACGCGCTGCATCAGCAACTCATCGATCAAACGTTGCCGGCGGCATCGAGTGATGTGAAGGCCGCGGTAGATAAGGCGCAGAACCTACAGAAGCAAATCGACGCTTTAGCAATCAGCGCGGCTAAGGTGCCGGTGCTCGAAGCGGAGTTAAGCAAAGCGCACAAGGCGTGCTGGCGAAATCTTCTTATTGGCATTGCGATAGGCGCAATAGGCGCGCTGGTTGGGCCGAAACTTTTGGGGTTAGCATCAATGGTAGGAGTATAAAATTATGACAACAGCATTTTGGACAGGGTTTACGGTTGGATACGTGGTGTGCTGCGTGATTTGGATCGCCGGCATCATGTGGTTCGGTGGGCAATGGGGCCGTGGAGGGTGAGGTATGAGCAGGGGTGTAGGAAAGCGGTTAAAGAAAGCAAAGAAGCGCGATGCGCGGCTGGCAGACGGCCGCGCGGAAGCTATCGCCGATATGTGGCGTCGGCTGGCGCGAGCTAACGAGAAAGCGAGAAACAAACGATGACGATTCTAACAGGCGAAGGTTGGCCGTTCGAGGTTCATGTTATAGGTGACGACCTGGTTGTGCCGGATACGTTGATTACCTGCTTTGGCGGGATTGGTAACGGCGTGATATTCGATCCCGACGATTCCGGCCGCACCGCATCGGGACGTAACACGAAGATCGAAGAAGTTGCGGGCGTAGCGTTGCCGCTTAACACGGAAAACCGAACTGGCGTTGACGCGGCTACACACAGGGCGCTGGATGGCTCGCCGATTCCCTGGTTGCCGTGGGGAACTTTCGTGGAAGTGACGATTAAAGGGGTAACATTCACGCCGCCGGATGGGCTCGTGGACATCGGGCCATCCAAGCGGGTGCAAAAGCCTGGGAACCCGAAGGCGCTGGATTTAACCGTGTGGGCTGCGCGCCATTTCGACAAGGCGCTGCACAGTGAACATCAGATGACGCCGAAACAGCTCGCGCGAGAGTTTGAAGCGCGCGGTAGTTATCGGATCATCGGGGGAGCGAAGTTTATTAAGTGAGCAGATTTTCGGCATACGGGAAGCTAGAGACGCCCTGGACGCAAGACGGCGATCCGGCGTTTCGCGGGATCGATATGTTGCACGACCGCGGGACGCTAAGCCCTGGCTACCTGGCGCGCTGCGAGAATAAGCGGCTACGCGACGGAGCGGCTGCGACGCGGCCAGGCACGACATTTGCCGGCGATTTCAATCCGGCGTTTGCCAATAAGATTATCGGTTCGCACATCTACTCGAATCCTAACGGCTCAGAAGTGATGCTAGTGGCGACGGCCAGCGCAAGTTACGTGTGGGCGCTGCAATTTGGTAAAGACCCGGTGCAAATCAATCTCGCGGCTGGCGACACGGGTAACGGCATCGTTAATTTTGTGCAAGCGTTCGATAAGGTGCTTCTGTTTCGTTACCCGTTTAGCGCGGGTGCGGTGATGATGTGGGACGGCGACCCGGCGCATACGTTCCAGGTCATCACGCTCTCGACAACAGGGCTAAAGCTAGTGCCGCAGACTACTACCGGCGTCCCGTTTCAAAACCGGGTGATCTATTACAGCCCATACATGGCAACGCCGCCCTGGCGCGATCAGATAGTGATGAGCGACATCCTCGATTATACGAGTTATGACGACGTGTTCGGGGTGTTCAGAATTAACGCCGGCCAATCGGATGTTGTTACTAGCGTGTTTCCTTACTTTAAAGGCGCGGTAGTCGTGTTCAAGTATAGCTCGACGCATATGCTCCAGGATTTCACGGTCGATCCGTCGTTGTCCACACAGCGGATGCTAAATAACCGGGTAGGCGGTGTGGGTGTTTATGGGCCGTTGCAAGTGGGCCAGGATGTTATTTTCCTCTCGCGCCAGGGCGGGTTTTATCGGCTCTCGGAAATCATACAAGACCAGGTGACGACGCCGCCGGTGCCGATCTCGCGGGCTATCCAGCCGATCATTGATCGCATCGATTTGGATCGCGCGGCGCTCTACCATTGCTCGGCGTCCCTGGACGATTGGGAATTTTACGCGGTGCCATTGGATCGAAAGGACGGCGCGAGCGACGCGATACTTGTGCGCAATTCGGTGAGTAACGATTGGGAAAGCGCGCCCGATTGGTGGGATGACGCCGATTTTAGAATTAACCGGCTACACGTGACCAGCTACGACGGCCGGCAACGGCTTTTCGCGTTGGATTACGCGGCATCGCGGGTTTACCTGCTTTACGACGGGATCGAGGACGAAATTAACGGGAACGCGGTGCCGGTGCGCGACGTAATCGAGACCCGCGGCTACACCGGGGGCGACCTGGGATCGTTCAAAATGTGCGAGCGCGCGACGATAGGACTGCGCATCTACGATCCAGAGGTAACAGTGACCGCGCTTAGCGACGGTGTGAACGAAGAAAAGCCGATCAAAACTTTCGGGAAAGATCGAAAACGTTTTTATATCCACGGCCACAAAGAATTTGATCCGCTTACTGACGACGCAACCGAACCGAAGCGCGAGGATTACAGCACACAGGACGAAGGTGTAGCGATCGAAGATTTTGAGGGTTTGCCCGTCGGGCCGTTGCTCTCCATACCGCCTACGTCGCTCATATTTAACGGGACGAAACAGCAATCGCTTGAACGGATGGCGATAAGGCAGCAAGGGCGCTGGATTTCGTTGCGGATCGAGAACGTAAACGGACAATGCGATGTGCTCGGCGCAGCGGTAGATTTAACGCCGGTGCAAGAAGGGATGCGGGTGTTAGCGTGAGACAACGTTTCGTGCGCTGGCGGGTTAGTGGGTATTACAACTGGCGCGTGTGGCGGCGCGCGGGGTTCGTGTTATTCGGCGGCACGCGCAATATGCTGAACGGGAGGCGCACGTGATAA